GAAGCTCATCCCGCAGCTCTCGCTGCCGTACACCATCATCGGCATCATCGACCTGGTCATCGACACGCTGAGGCAGGCGCGCGATCAGCTCCTGCACCTGCAGCAGCAGATGCAGCAGATCCTCGGCGCCATCGACCGCGCGACCGAGCTCGAGGACGCCGGGCTGATGGCCATCACGAGCTGCGCACAGGCGAACGTCGCGACGGAGGCGGCGAACGTCGGCAAGGCTCTCGCGAGCCTCGGGAAGCTCATCGGCATCCTCAACATCTTCCTCGGCATGGTCGGCGCGCCCGAGGTGCCGGACCTCTCGAACCTTGCGGGACGTCCGCTCGACGAGGTGGTGCCGCCGATCGACGCCATCGTGAAGGCGCTCCAGGACGTGCGCGGCGCCATCCCGGTGCCGTGAGGAGGACGCCATGAGCCGTGAAGCCCAGAATCTCCTCATCCCGTTTCGGCGCGACAAGAAGCGCGACTTCGCGGTGGGCAGCGGTGAGGCGCTGCTCGCCTCGAAGGTCCGCCAAGCCTTGCTCACCGAGGGCGCCACGGCGCGCTCGTCGGGGGAGCTGCCCTGGCGTACCAACTTCGGCGCGGGGCTCGCGCTGCTGCGCCACCAGCGCAACGACGCCGCCCTGAAGGAGCTGGCCCGCGTCTACGTGCGCGACGCGCTCAAGCGCTGGGTCCCTGGTGCCCAACTCGTGAGCCTGGCTGTCAAGCAGGACGGTCCGGCGCTCACGCTGCGCGTGCGTGTCCGCGAGCGCGAGACCACGGCGGCAGTGGACGTGTCGCTGGAGCGGTGAGCTTCACGCAAGGAAGCGAGGGGCGATCGCGAACGTGGCCCAGAGACATAGGGAAGCGATGAGCCCCAGACGGGGCGCACCTGCAAGCCGTGGGTGAGCACGAAGTTCCCCGCGTCGCCACCAAAGAGCAGCCATCACCACGAAGGCCGCGACGGCTATGATCGTCGCCAACGTGAAGAGCCACTCGACCTCCGTCGGCGCGACGAGCGACGCGCACTCGAGCGCCGTCTTCACGCCCGCGACCACACCCAGCCATCGCCAGAAGCGCTCCCATCGCTCCGAGCCGCGTGTCGCGAACACCATCGCGGTCGCAGCGCCGAGCTGGCCCACGCCCATCAACGCGATGCGACCGACCGTGAGGAACGACTTGGACCCGGTCGTCGGAGCGTCGGCCCAAGGCGGGCGGTAGAGCACGACGCTCTCGGGGAGGCTGGCGTACCCGAAGGCGAGCATCAGGGCACCGAGCACGATGAGGCCCCACGCGACCGCGAGGAGTCGAACCGACTCGGGCTGGAGGCCGATGCTGGACACAAGGCCATATGAACGCGCCGACGCCCCGTGCGTCAAGCGGGCGCTCCACGTTCTCGGGTGGTTGGCCAGTCCCCGAAGAACCCGTCGCCAAGGCTTTGCCTCCCCGGAGGCATCTCGCCGTGGCCACGCTGCCGGAGTCCATCGACTACACCGACAAGGATTTCGACGCCCTTCGGGCGCGGCTGATCGCGCTCATCAAGAGCGTGTTCCCGGATTGGACCGACTTCGACGTCGCCAGCTTCGGCAACCTGCTCGTCGAGCTCTATGCCTACGTCGGCGACGTCCTGACCTTCTACCAGGACAACCTCGCCCGCGAGTCACGCCTCGTCACGGCCACGCAGCGCAAGAGCGTCATGGCGCTGGCGAAGATGCTCGGCTACCGGCTTCACGGTGCGCAGGCCGCGACCGCCGAGGTCTGGCTCCAGCTCGCGCGCGTGCCGGTGGCCAGCGTGACCATCCCGGCCGGCACGGTGCTGCGCACGCAGGAGGTGACCGAGCCCGTGCGCTTCCAGCTCATCGCGCCCGCCATCATCGGCGCGGCGGCCGATCCTCCGCGCGTCCTGGCGCTCGTCGAGAACTCGAAGGCGCACACGCAGCTCTTCGACGCGCGCGGCCTCGCGGACCTCGAGCTGCACCTCGACTTCGCGCCGTACCTCGACGACTCGGCGATCGTCTCGACGCCGCAGGGCGCGTTCACCGAGGTGGACAGCTTCCTCGACTCGCGCCCCAACGACAGGCACTTCGTCGTCGCCGTCGACCAGAACGACCGGGCCACGCTGCGCTTCGGCAACGGCGTGAGCGGCATGCCTCCGAGCGGCACCGTCTCGGTCACCTACAAGACCGGCGGCGGCAGCGCGGGCAACGTCGACGCCGAGCGCATCGCCGTCATCGAGGGCGCCTTCAAGGACGCCTACGGCAACGCGGTGCAGGTCAGCGTGCGGAACCCCGCGCCCGCCTCGGGCGGCGCCGACAGGCAGACCGTCGCGTCGGCGAAGCTGCTGGCGCCCGAGAGCCTGCGCGCGCTCACCCGCACCGTCGCGCGCGAAGACTTCGAGATCAACGCGCGCCGCCTCTCCGGGGTCGCCCGAGCGCTCATGCTCACCTCGAACGAGGACCCGACGATCGCCGAGAACACGGGCATCCTCTACGTCATCCCGCAGTCGCAGGCGCCCGGGCCGATGCCCACGCCCGCGCTGAAGAACCTCGTGCTCCAGCAGGTGACCGAGGTCTACCCGTGCACGCTCACGTTTCAGGTCAGCGTGCAGGACCCGGTCTACAAGCTCGTCGACGTCGCCGCGCGCATCTTCCTGCGCCAAGGCTACGCAGCCAACGACGTGCGCGACCGCGTGCGCGCGAACCTCGCCGCGTACTTCCGGGTGAACGAGCCCGACGGGACGCCGAACCCACTCGTCGACTTCGGCTTCAACATCAAGGACGCAGAGGGCAACCCGGTCGGCGAGATCGCCTGGTCGGACCTCTTCAACGTCATCCGCGACACGCCCGGTGTGCGGAAGATGGGCGACTCGCGCCTCGACCTGACGCTCAACGGCCTGCCCGCTGACGTGCGCCTCAACGTGCGCGAGTTCCCGGTTCTGCGGACCGTGACGCTGACCAACGGCGACACGGGGGAGCTGCTCTGATGACGATCCTCAACCCCAGCTTCGAGGACGCGGGCGCACTCCCCGGCGAGGCCGAGCACTGGACGCTCTCGGCGGTGACGAGCATCGAGGAAATCGCCGGCTTCGGCGCCGCGCCCGAAGAGGCGTGGGAGGACTTCGAGCGCTGGTTCGACTTGCTCGACTCCATCGACGACGTCGTCGTGGTGCTCGCGTTCTTCGACAGCGCGCTCAAGGGCTACGAGGAGTTCGAGAGCGGCTGGGCCAACGTCGTGTACCTCTACGACCTCCCGCCCGCGCAGCTCGTCACCGCCACCTTCGACGGGCTCGCCGCCGAGGAGTACGAGGCGGGGTGGAGCAACGTGCCCTACGCGCGCGAGTGGGCCGACGTCGTCGCCGCGACGGGCGTCTTCGACGGCGAGCCGCACGAGGACTTCGAGGACCAGTGGCGCAGCAACCAGCTCTACGCCTGGATGTGGGCGGCCGTGACCTCGAGCGCCGCGCTGTTCGACGCTGGCGCGCAGGCCGTCGAGGACTTCAACAACGGCTGGACGAGCATGACGACGCTCTGAGGAGACAACGATGGCCGAAGCAGACTGGACTTACCTCAACGACGGGCTCGACATCGCGACGGTGGACCGGGGCGTGACCGCGGGCATCGCGCGCCCTCCGGGCGGCGGCAGCTTCCTCTACGCGTTCAACTCGCTCGCAGCCGTCGAGGGCGCGGTGGGCCTCTTCGCCAACCTCGCGAGCTTCGCGCCGATGGCCAAGGGCGGCTCGATTCGCGGCGTCGTGCAGCGCGGTCCGGGCGGCGGGCCCACGGGCTTTTCGCCGTTCCTGTTCCTCTGCTGCCAGGGGAACTCGGTCAACGACAGCGCGTACCTGCTCGGGCTCTCGGACGACGATCCGCACCGCATCGTGCTTCGCAAGGGCGCGGTGACGGTCGGCCTGCCGACGGCAGATGGCCCGGGCGTGCTGCTCAAGTCGGCGGCGAGCTTCGCGCAGGCGACCTGGCTCCACCTGCGCCTCGACGTCATCGTGAACACCAACGGCGACGTCGTCCTCAAGGTCTTCCAGAACGACCTCGCGCTGCACGCGCTCGGGACGCCGCCCGACTGGCAGCCCGTGTCCGGGATGGTGGAGTTCATCGACGACCACCTCGGCATCAACTCCGGCTCGCAGCCGCTGACGTCGGGGCGCGGCGGCTTCGGCTTCTCCGTGAAGGACGTCACGCGGCGCGCGTACTTCG